GCCTCAGAGCCAGAACGTTACCGTGGTAAACAGTTCCACGGGGCATGGTTCGACGAGCTCTGCGCATTCGAGTACCTCGACGACGCATACGACGGCGTGCAGTTCACGCTGCGTCTTAGAGATCCACGGATCTCCCGCGTCCAACAAATCATCACCACGACCCCCAAGCCAAAAGAACTGATTGTTGACTTAGCTGAGGGTAAAATCGGCGGCGATGTGTACATGGTTAATGCCTCGTCTTATGACAACCGGCAGAACTTATCAGAAACATTCTTTAAACAGCTTGAGACTTACGATGGCACTGACATTGGACGTCAGGAGATCTATGGAGAAATCTTAGATCCCGAGCAAGCGGGTATCATCAAACGCAAACAGTTTAAACTCTGGCCGGCTAATAAGCCAACGCCAACCCTGGAATACGTCATCGCATCATATGACCCAGCCACCAGCGAAAAGACTATGAACGACCCCACGGCCTGCACAGTGTGGGGCGTGTTTGAACAACAAGACGCAGGCACATCGGTCATCTTACTGGACGCATGGGACGAGCACTTAGCATACCCACAACTACGCCGCAAGATTATTGACGACTTTAAAGAAGTAGTCTACGGTGCAGATAACGATTTTGCTAAAGGCAAGAAGGCAGACCTTATTCTGATGGAAGATAAATCTGCTGGTATCTCACTGATTCAAGAACTCCAGGGCTCTGGTGTACCGGTGCGTGGATACAACCCTGGCAGGGCGGACAAGGTGCAGCGATTAAACATCGTCGCGCCTCTGGTTGCTAAAGGTAAGGTGTTTATCCCAGAAGATCCAAAGATTAAGGGCGAGTTTGCCGACTGGGCAAAACGATTCTTGCGCCAGGTCTGCTCATTCCCAGAAGCGGGTGGGCATGATGACTATGTTGACTCACTATCACAAGCACTAAGGGTATTACGAGACTCTGGTTGGTTGCAGTTAGATTATCTACCAGCACGCAATTATGACTATGCTGATGATGACTATTCACGCAAGTTTGTCAACCCATACGCGCAATAGGGCGGATTGCCCGTTATTATTGCATTAATATTAATAGGACAGCCAAGCTGTCACCAAATTCTTAAGTTAAAATAATCTATGGCCCAAAACCCACAATTACCAATCCAAGCTGGTAGTAATCTCCCCGGATTAGACCGGGAAGAGGACATCCATGAGGCGCAAGACCAAGAAATGGAAATGGACGCCTATGAAGATGCGTTGGGTTTAGACCCAGATGAGGTAGAGCAAGAAGTCATTGAACTTGATGACGGCTCCGTTGTGGTAAATTTTACACCAAAAGAAAGCCCACAACAAAACCCAGAATTTTATGCTAACCTAGCAGAAGTCTTTGATGAAGATGTTTTGCAGATGTTGGCAGTTGAGTACCTGGACTATATCGACGTTGATCGTGAGTCTAGAGAACAACGAGACAAGCAGTACGAAGAAGGATTACGCCGTACCGGTTTAGGTAAGGACGCGCCTGGAGGAGCCACGTTCGACGGAGCTTCCAAAGTCGTTCACCCAGTTATGGCTGAGGCCTGCGTAGATTTCGCTGCGTCTTCATCCAAAGAATTATTGCCACCCGATGGAATTGTTAAGTCAAACATCAAGGGCACTGCAGATCGCGTCAAAGAAGAGATTGCTGAACGTAAAGTAAACTTTATGAACTGGCAGCTCACAGAACAAGTACCAGAGTTCCGTGACGAGATGGAGCAGTTACTTACCCAGTTACCGCTCGGTGGTTCTCAGTTCCTTAAATGGCGCTATGACGCAGAACAGCGTCGCCCAACATGCGAATGGGTGCCAATCGATAATATCTTGTTACCTTGGGCCTCTACCAATTTCTACACAGCAGGACGCGTAACTGAAGTACAAGACATCACAGAAGATGTGTTCTTACAACGTGTTGAAGCTGGAATCTATCGTGATATCGATAGTGAATATTCTTCTGATGCACCATTAAACGATCAGACCCAATCTGAAAAAGCAAACAATAAGATCGAAGGCAAGGATATGCCTTCTAAAAATATTGATGGCTTGCGTCGTATCTACGAAATTACTTGTTTTATTCGCCTAGATGATGATCCAGAAACTGATGGTAAACGTGCACCATACATTCTCACAATTGATGAGACAACAAGCAAAGTATTAGCACTCTACCGCAACTGGGAAGCTGGCGATGACAAACTTAAAAAGATGGACTGGTATGTCGAGTTCAAATTTATTCCCTGGCGTGGAGCTTACGCTATTGGATTGCCTCATCTTATTGGTGGCCTTTCTGCTGCTCTTACCGGGGCTCTGCGCGCTTTACTTGATGCTGCTCACATCAACAACAGCCAGACAATGCTTAAACTCAAGGGTGGACGCATTGGAGGACAGTCTGACCGAATAGAGCCAACTCAAGTTATTGAGATTGAGGGAGCCCCTGGCGTTGATGACGTTCGCAAGATTGCGATGCCAATGCCATTTAACCAGCCATCTTCTGTGCTGTTTAATCTGCTTGGTTGGTTGACTGATGCCGCTAAAGGTGTTGTTACTACAGCCGAAGAAAAGATTGGCGAAGCAAACAACAACATGCCTGTCGGCACGGCGCAAGCGCTGATCGAACAAGGCGCCAAAGTATTCTCTAGCATTCACGCCCGTCTGCACCGTAGCCAGGCTAAATCTTTAATGATCGTCTCACGTATCAATCATTGGTACTTAGATGAGATGGACAACCAGTCTGGCGAAGAGATTAAAGTTCGTGACTTTGCGTATAACTCTGATGTACGCCCAGTGTCTGATCCTAATATTTTCTCTGAGACACAACGTTTAGCACAAAACCAGGCACTGTTGCAGATGGCGTCATCCGCGCCCCCTGGCATGTTTGATATGCGTTCTGTTTATCGCCGCGTACTTGCGCAGTTAAAAGTTCCAGCAATTGAAGAGATTCTGCCAAACCCAATGGGTGCGCATGAATCTAACCCAGCACTAGAAAACGTTTCGATGACGATGGGTCGTCCTGCAGCAGCATACCCAGATCAAGACCATATTGCCCACATCAAGGTTCACTTAGAGTACGCAGAAAATCCAGCCTATGGTGGCAACCCCGTCATTGGTCCTGTATTTGCTCCTCATGCACTTGAACACATCAAGCAACACTTGACACTGCATTATTTACAATCGATGCGTGCTTATGTGGCCCAGGCTTCTGGCGGCCACGATGTACTTGAATTGCACACAGAAAAACCATTGGATATCGAGGCACAACAAGCGTTGGCCCTGGCATCGCAGATGGTTGATGAAGATGCTAAGATGAACTTGTCTGGTTATGTACAACAAATCCAGGCCTTGGCAATGAAAGTACAACAAGCACAACAAGCTCAGATGCAGCAAGTTGCTATGAATGATCCTACTTCTGCTGCAATTATCAAGACATCGATGGCTGAGACAGAACGTAAGACACAAGAGTTCCAAGTTAAGATTCAATCTGACTTACAACAAGCACAACAAAGCTACCAACTCAAGGTTGCAGAACTGCAGCAGAAAGTGGCCGAGTTGCAAGCTAAGTATTCAACCCAGACCAATATCGACAACCAGCGTAATGCTACCGATATCGCGATGGCAAATATTAATAATGCAGCAAAAGAACGTGTCGCAGCCATTACGGCCGGTGCACAAATGGATCAGCAGCAGGCTCAGCTTGACCACGAACAGAACATGTCTGCCATGGAGGCTATTAAAGCATCCGATCAGGACATCCGTCAACATGGTCTAGCAGTACAGCAGCAGAATTTCCAATCACAGGCAGATCAAGTAGCACAGCAGGCAAAAGCACAACAACAAGCCGCATTAGCTCAACAGCAACATGAGCAACAATTGCAGCAACAAGCATTCCAGGCGCAAAACCAAGCATTACAGTCACAAGCCCCGGAACAACAAGCAGCACCACAACCACCCACTGAGGAACAATAATGGCAAAAGATGAATTAGGTTTTCGTCAAACCTACAAGCAAATGGGCAAACAAAGCTCCGGCGGCGGCCCAGAAGACAAAAATTTAGACGCTGGTAATTCTGGCTCACACCGCGACAACAACTGGAAGATTGGCGCAGCGCAAGCTAAGATGGCTAAACCTTCTAAAGTTGGTCCAGATAAGAATCTGAACGAAATCGGCGGCGGAAATTTCTATTAATGCTTAGGGCGGATTTTCCGCTCCCTTTGCATTAATATGTATAAGAAGGGAAAAGCATCGACGGATGCCGTTCTTGCCAGTACAAGAACTAACCTTCTACCTATTTAACTTACTGGAGTTAGAAATGAAACCTTGGACAAAAAAGAATGCCAAGCGAATGCTTTCCAAAGATTCGCATGTAAAAACGATATTTGCCAATAGAAAATCAAAAGCAAAAGCCAATAATATACCATTTGATGTTACATATGAGTATGTTTTGTCAATTGCACCTGATATATGCCCAGTTTTAAATATCCCACTTTCTTGGTGTGAATCAAAAGGTAAAACAGGAAATAAAGATAATAGTCCAACAATGGATAAGTTTATTCCAGAATTGGGTTATGTAGAGGGAAATGTGTATTGGATTTCCCATTTAGCAAATAGAATAAAAAGTAATTTTAACACAGCCCAAATAAAAGCTGTAGCAATTTGGATGGAATCCAATGGTTGATTTATTAAGCGAAATTCTGAATAGAATTAAGATCGCAGAAAAAGAACTTGCCGAAGCAATTGCATCGGGAGTGAATATACATAGCTTTGATTCTTATCAAAGATTTGTAGGTAAACGTGAGGGGCTATCCGAAACCCTTTCGATTATTGAAAATGTACTTTCGGAGGATGATGAAGAGGATCTGTAAAGATCATAGGAGGTTGCCGGATGGCAGCATTTGATATAAATCAAAAAGACGAACCAGATACTAGAACAGAATTGGAATGTTTTCCAATTATTGATCCGGGTGTTGAAGTAGCCGGAGATCGTGTATTAGTTCAATTACGTCGAGAAAAAAATACCAGTAAAGGCGGTATTATTTTAGTAGACGAAACCAGACAAACGTTACGTTTTAACGAGACTGTAGCTAAAGTACGCCAGATTGGCCCCCTAGCATATAAGTCACCGGACACATTAGAGCCTTGGATTGAAGGCCCTTGGTGTAAAGAAGGTGATTTGGTTAGAACCATCAAGTACGGCGGTGACCGTTTTGTTATTAATCCTGATGATGGTGGCGCCCCAGTGGTGTTTATTACGCTTCAGGCACGTGAAATTATCTCTCGCATCCGCAATTTTGAGTATGCACAGAAAATGAAAGCGTTTGTGGATTAATTTTGAAAGAAAATTATGGCAGAAAATGAAAAAGATATACCCGTTAAAGAGCAAGACGACGGAAGTGCACTGGTCGCATACGAATTAGAACCAGATCCTCTTGCTGATGCTGAAGAAAACGGCAAAAATAAGAAAAAGAAGGAAAAAGAAGTCGAAGATTCATCCGATAACGACGATGAAGATCACGGCGATGAGCAAGATGATGAAAATGATGGCGAAACGGAAGACGAGCGAGAGCAAATCCGTGAAGCCCGCAGAGAAGAGCGCAGACTTAAGAAAGAATTAAAAAAGCAGCGCGATTTAACAGCACAAAATAAGATTAAAGCGCTTGAACGGCATAACGAAGAGTTAGCAAGACGCTTAGCTGCGGTCGAAAGTACCGCAACATCGTACCAATTTGCACAAATCGACAAGGCCATCGAAGATGAAGCCACTCGAGTCGAGTATGCGAAGATGAAGATGTTGCAGGCAGCCCAAAGTGGAGATGCAGCCGGTCAGGTAGATTTTTTAGAGCAATTAACAGAGGCTAAACAGCGTCTGCAACAGGCTCAGCATTACAAGAAACAACAACTCGAGTCAGCTAAGGCACCTAAACAGAATGTGCCTAACGAAATCAGTACAGAAGTTCAACAAAACGCTACAAAATGGCTAAAAAAGAACTCCTGGTATGATCCACAGGCTCGAGACACAGATAGTAGAATTGCAAAGGTAATTGACCAAGAACTCGCTCAAGACGGATGGGATCCAAGTGACCCCGAGTACTGGGAAGAGTTAGATAATCGGTTATCAGCACGTCTGCCTCATCGATATACATCGAAAGGAGGCTCAACCAAGAAAAATAGTGGCCCAACAGCCTCTAGTCGAGTTGAAAGTAATGGCACCAAGCCAGGCACAATCAGATTAAGCGCTGATCGTGTTCAGGCAATTAAGGATGCTGGTGCATGGGACGATGTTGAACGTCGAAATAAAATGATCCGCGCATATGCGCAATATGATCGTCAAAATAAAGGTTAATTATCATGGCAAATACAAGAATTAAACGTGACTTAGATGATCGCTTAGCCGATCGAGCACAAGAAGTAATGGAACGCGCAAATAACGCGAATCCAGAAGACATTGCACGTCGTGAACGCCTTGATGCGTTTAGAGACAAGTGGGCAAATAGTGCGTTGCCCGAGATTCCAGCGGGTACAATCCCTGGAATGCACTTGTGTTGGTTATCAACAACCAATACTTACGACAGTATCGACAAACGTATGGCATTGGGTTATGAGCCAGTTAAAGCTAGTGAATTAGGAATTAGCTTTGAAGGACTAGGCAAGATGAGCTCGGGCAAGTTTGAAGGCTGTGTTAGTTGTAACGAAATGGTTCTCTTCAAGTTACCAGAAGATGTCTACCAAGAAGTTATGCGTATGCTCCACCTCGAGGATCCTCTCGAGCACCAACGCAACATCAC